CGGCACTCGCGGCAGCCTATGCGACATTCGACTGCCAGATCACGACGACACAGGGCGAGGGATTCGGGCTCACGACACTCGAGGGCATGGCATGCGGTGTGCCGCAGATCGTGCCGGATTGGAGTGCACTCGGCGAGATCGTCGAGGATGCCGCTCTCAGGGTGCCGTGCACGTCGACGGCCGCGACACCGCAGATGATCAATGCCATCGGGGGCATCGCCGATGAGGTGGAGTTTGTCGCATGTCTCGAGCGCATGTATGCCGAGCCAGCTCTCCGCGATCAGCTCCGAGCTCGAGGCATTCAGCTCGCGGCTCAGGAATGCTATCGTTGGCCGAGGATCGGGCAGCAATATGCGAGCATCATCGATCAGTCGATGAATCCGATCAGTCGGCTCGAGCGCGTGGGGCAAACCGATGGCGAGAGCGAGGCTGCAAGGCGAGAAAGAGATGCAGGCGAAACTCCGCGAGATCGCAAAGCATTTCCCTGATCGCACCGCACGAGCTCTATTCAAGTTTGCCGAGATGGAAATCATGACGCCGAGCAAACGGAGTTACGTGCCGATCGACGACGGGCCGCTCCGCGATTCTGGATTCGTGGATATACCATCACGCAAAGGCACGATGATCATCGTCGATATGTTCTATGGGGGGGCATCGGCTCCGTATGCTCTCGCGATTCACGAGCATCCGAGCCAGTACGATCCGCCGAGCTGGCAGGGTGCCACCGGCGGAGGGCGATCAGGAGCATTCTCGGGCGAGGTGCGATTCGTCACCGGCGGGCCGAAATATCTCGAGCTGCCGATGATGGCGAAGGTGCCGACAATGGCGCGTGATCTTGCAAAACTGATCATGTTGGACAAAACTGCATAGCTATGACGGCATGGTACAGAGAGATCAATCCGGTGAGCGAGGAGCGAGACATCGGGCTCGACAAGAGCGGCCGATCTCTGTATTCGTTCAATATCAATGTCGTGAAAGCGAGCTCCGATGCGTTTCTCGAGGAGATCATCGGGCTGCTCGTCGCTGCCGGAGTCGGTGTGTTTAGCGTTGACATTTTCGCCGGCAGCAAGCCGCTCATGCCTGATGATGACGGAGTGACACCGATTCTCTCAGTGATTGCAACGGGGGGCGCGACGCCGGAGCGGACGCACAACGAAATCGCTCCACCGGCATATCAAAGGCCGAGCGCACAAATTGTCTCGAGGGCGTCGTCGCAAACCGCGGCGCGAACGATGGCGCGAAATGCCTATAACGCACTCGTCGGCATTCGGAATCAGACTGTCGTCGGGTAACAGAGGGAGATGAAACATGGGCGATGCCATCAGCGCACAAGGCACAATCATCGAACGCGATCCGCTCGGAGTGGGTTCGTTCGCGGCGATCGCCGAGCTCCGCGATATCAGCGGGCCGGCGTTGTCAAGAAACCCCATTGAAACGACGAATCACAACGACGACGATGAGAGTTTCGTCGTCGGCATCCGCCGGCACGGCGAGGTGACATTCACTGTCGGATACATTCCGACAAACGCGAGCCATTCGGCCGCGACGGGGCTCATCGGGAGTTGGCAGGCAGGGGCTCGTGATGTGTTTCGCGTGACGTATCCGGACGGCACGGAGTGGGTTTTCTCCGGATACATCAGCAATTTCGCATCCTCGGCGCCGGTCGATGATGGACTCACGGCCGACGTGAGCATCCGCACGACAGGGCAGATGATGTTCAACGAGTAAACCGATCACTGCCGGCGAGCTCCTCGGCTCGAGGATTGCCAGCAGCAGCAGCAGGAGAGGCATCATGGAAAGCATCGAGAGTTACGAGAGCATGACGGGCAAGCTGTTGACAGCCGAGGAGATCCTCGCGGCCGACGATCTCACGCACACCGATGTGCCGGTGCCAGAGTGGACACCGGGATACATCGAGGGCGGAGAGCTCGAGGCACGCAATGTGCGGCTGCGAGTGATGACAGCCGATGAGGCGATCGTATTCGCGACGAGCACACAGAGCGGCGACGCCGGGCAACGGAATGAGCTCGTCGTGACGCTCATCGCAGCATGCGCGATCGACGAGAACGGTGAGAGGCTATTCTCGCAGGAGCAAGTCGGAGCACTCAAGAAAAAGTCATTCGTTGTGTATCAGCGTTTGCAAGAGGCTGTGCTGCTCCTGAATGGATTTGCAGATGAGGATGATGCCGCCGAGGCGGAAAAAAAAGGCTGAGAGAATCCGGCGGGCTGAGATTCGCATATCGGCTCGCGGCCGAGCTCGGCGAGTGGGATGTGAGAGGCATGCTCCGCGGCATGTCGATTCACGAATTCCGACGCTGGCGGGCGTATTACGACATCGAGCCATTCGGCGAGGAGCGGGCAGATTTCAGGGCGGCGTCGATTGTCGCGACGCTCCTGAATATCTATCGCAAGCGGGGCACGAAAGCGATCAACATCAACGATGTGCGGATCAGATTCGGCGATGAGGCAAAGCCGAAAAAGCCGAGCTGGCAGGCTCTCAAGGCAATCGGGCAGATGATCGCAGGAGCAGCAAACAGGCAGACACCGAAGCGATAACAGTAGCAGCAGCGGGGGGCGAGCCATGACACGAGGAGCACGATCATGGCAGTCGATATCGGTGAGCTGCGAGGGCGTCTAACTCTCGACGATCAACTCACGAGGAAACTCGATCTCGCCGGGCAGAAAATCACCGCGGCCGGCAAGCGGTGGGAGAAACTCGGCACTCAGCTCACCGGGCTCGGCTCTCAGCTAAATCGCACTGTCACGCTGCCGCTCCTCGCGGCCGGCGGTGCGGCTCTCACTCTCTCCGCGCAATTCGAGACATCTCTCACAAAGATCGAGACACTCGTCGGCAAAACCCGGAAAGAGGTCGAGGGATTCCGTGATGGGATCCTCGAGCTCGCCGGCGAGACAGCAAGGGCACCTCGCGAGCTCGCCGATGCTCTGTTTGTCGTCACCTCTGCCGGCGCGAAAGCCGGCACGGAGCTCGACATTCTCGAGAGGGCTGCGAAAGCGTCGGCCGCGGGGCTCGGCGATACGGTGGAGATCGCTCGAGCTGTCACCGCGGCGATCGCTGCGTATGGCTCGGAAAATCTCACCGCTGCAAGGGCAACGGATATTCTCGTCGCCACGGTGCGCGAGGGCAATCTCGAGGCGGGAGATCTCTCCGGCAGCCTCGGCCGCGTGATCGGCATCGCGTCGCAAGTCGGTGTCACGTTCGAGCAAGTCGGCGGATTCGTCGCCACATTCACGAGGCTCGGAGTCAACGCTGAGGAAGCTGTCACATCTCTCCGCGGCGTGCTCTCCGCGGCGATCGCACCGACAGAGGGAGCCGCAAAGGGACTCGAGGCGATGGGCACCTCGGCCGAGGAGCTCCGTGCAAAGATCGCCGACGATGGGCTCGATGCTGCTCTCCGTGATCTCGTCGCTCGATCCGAGGGCAACGTCACCGCATTGCAGGCTGTGATTCCAAACATCCGAGCTCTCTCCGGCGTGATGGGCACCGCCGGTGCGCAGGGCGAGGTGTTCTCACAGATCAATAAGAACATTGCGAATTCCGTCGGCATTCTCGATGAGGCATTTCAGCGCACGACGGAAACGACGGGATTCAAGTTTCAGAAATTTCTCACTGAGCTGAGAGCGACGGGCATCAAACTCGGCGACGAGCTGGCACCGACATTCATCAAGATTCTGAGCGGGGCGACGAAGCTCGCGACGGGCATCGGCAAGCTCGTCGAGGTGTTTGCTAGCCTGCCGGAGTGGGTACAAACATCGATCCTCGCTCTCGCCGGCATCGCGATCGCGGCCGGGCCGGTGCTGACTGTCGTCGGCAATCTCACACTGCTATTCGGCAAACTCGCTGTCGTGCTCGGCGGGCAGATGGTGGCCGGCACAGCAGCCGCGGCCGCCGGCACGACGACACTCACGGGCTCCGTCGTCGCACTCGGCTCCGCGGTGATGGCGATCTCGATCGGCATTCTCGGGCCGGTGGGCATTGTCGCGGCGATCGCGATCCTCGGCGTGAAACTCGCAAACGCGAAAGCCGATGTCGAGGAAGCGAATTTCGCATTCGCTGAGGCGACAGGCAAAATGCAGGGGCTCGCCGACGGAGCTCGAGCTGTCGAGAATGCATTTCTCGAGGGGGGCGTGCCGGGAGTGCAAGCGTTTCTCGAGACACTCGATCCAGCCGTCGTCAAATCACAGGAATTCGCGGCGCAAGTCGGGCAATTGCAGGCAGCCGGCCGGCTCACTGGCGAGGAATTTTCTCTCGTCGCCGATGCGGTGCACGGATTCCGGGGTGCCGTCGAGGAGATCGTCGAGCCGATCGCAGTCGTGAACACCGCACTGACGACGACGAAAACGACAGCCGAGGAGCTCGACGAGATGCTGAGCACTCTCGGGCTCACGACGGTGGCGAATGTCAGCTCCGAGCTCGAGACATTCGCGACAGTGCTCGCGAGCGGTGTCGTGCCGACTGAGCAGATGGTCGCGAAACTCGATGAGCTCATCCTCGATTATACGGAGCTCGGCATTCTGACGCCGGAGCTCACCGCGACGATTCAGGAGCAGATTCTCAAGCTGATCGAGCAGGGTGCGACAGTCACAGATGCGCAAGTCGCGATGCTGGACTATGCGACAGCGATGGAAATCGCCGGCGAGCGAGCTCTCGAGGCGGCAGCCAAACAAGAGGAGCTCACGCAAGCTGTCGAGGGTTTCATGACACGCACCGCCGGCGCGATGGATCAGTATACGCAGGGGATCCTCGACAGCCAGAACGTCACAGGCGAATTCGTGACGGCACTCTCCTCGAGCGGGCCGCCGGCGACGGGATTTTTCAGCACGATCAGCAACCTATTCGGCGGGCTCACCGGCACAGCGACAGAATCCGGCGAGAGCTCCGGCGGTGGATTCCTATCGGGGCTGGCGGGCATGTTCGGCGGTGGCGGTGGCGGTGGCGGTGGCATCGGTGGTTTGTTTCAGAGTGCTCTCGGCGGGCTCGGCGGGCTGTTCGGTGACGCGGGCACTAGCACCGGCGGTGGATTTCTCTCGAGCATCGGCAGCATGCTCGGCGGTGCTGGCGGTGGGCTCGAGGGCGGGCTCCGCGGGATATTCGCGAATGCTCTGAATCTCGTGCCGATCGTCGGGCCGATCCTGTCGCAATTCGCCGGGCCGCTGTTCGATGGGCTCAAGGCGATCGGCGGCAAAATCATCGGATGGGTCAAGGGACTGTTCGGGCCGAGCGAGCAAGAGCTCAAGGCTCGCGAGATCGCAAACTCGATGAATCAGGTTTTCATCGATATGCTCGATCATCAGCAGCAGCTCGAGTCGGGCGGCGAGCTGTGGGCTCAGCAGAATATCGCGATCCGTGATTCGTTTCTCGCCATAGGCAAATCAGAGGCAGAGGCAGAGGCAGCGGCGCGAGGACTGCAAGAGGCAATGCGGCAGGGGCCGGAGGCGGCACAGGCTGCGATCAATGGGCTCACGGCCGTGACGGATGCAGTGCAGGCCGCGATGGATTCGACGGGGCTCTCGCTCCTCGATCTCAGGAATAAGGTTTACAACACATCGAAACGGATGGGCATCAGCACCGCTGAGGCATTCAAGGTCGTGACGGATACTGTCATCGCCGGCGTCGAGGAAACCGCGGCGGCGATCGACACGACGCTCGCAGAGGTGCCGCCGACAATCGTCGAGGCGACGAACACAGCCGCGACGGAGCTCGAGAAAATCCAAGAGACAGCCGCACAGGCAGCAGCGGCCGCGGCGAGCTCGACGGCAATAGCATTCGAGACAGCCGCGATCGATGCGAGCGGATCGATCCAGCAGATCAGCACGGAGCTCGTCACCTCGATGAGCTCCGCGACGGATTCCGTGCTCGAGAGCGTCACGGCCGTGCCGGCCGCGATCGAGGATATGACAGAGGAAGCGAAAATCGCACTCGATGACATGCAGGCTGAGGCAATCGAGAAAGCCGCTCAGAGTGCCGGCGAGATTCAGGATGTGTTCGATGATATCCGCATCAACATTCCGATCGAATTCGACGTGCACGAGCCAAAGCTGCCGAAAGGTGGCGGCAAGGGCGGCGACAATGGCGACAAGGGAGGCGGCGAGGCATTCGCTGCCGGCACCGGCACCGGCGGAGCGTTCCAGAATTTCGGCAGCGGCACGAGTGCCACATTGCACGGAGAGGAAGCGGTGATCACAAAGGGACAAGGGCAGAGCCTCGCGATGATGATCGAGAGAGCTATCGGCTCCGGCGGCGGCGCGGTGGCATTCGGGCCGCAAACGGTGACGCTCGTCGCCGACGGGCAGAAACTCGCCGAGGTGGTAATTCGACACGAGCCTCGAGCTCTCGGCAACAAAGGGCTGAGGCGCATCTGATGGGCATCGTCGTCGAGCAAAACAACCGCGGCACGAATGGCACATCGCAGACATTCAATGCGACATTCGGCTCGACGCCGAGCTCCGGCAATCTCCTGATCGCTCTGCTCACGCACGATGAGGTGGGCACTGATATCGCGACGCTCACCTCAGCCGGATGGGTACGGCAGGCGACATACATCGGCGCCGGCACAGTGATGCGGTGCTCCGTGTGGGCAAAGTTTGCGGGCGGTGGCGAGGCGACGATCGTCGCATTCGATCTCGGCGAGATCAATCGGCGAGCTCACGGGCATGTGCTCGAGGTGTCGGGCGTCGCATTCACGGAGCTCGAGACAGTCGACAATGCCGATTTCGTCGGCGGTGAAAACACGATCGGCGGCAGCTCGAATCAGGTCGACTCGGCTCTCGAGATTCGCAGCCAGCTCGTCGGCGTGTCGATCGTCGGCATGCTCGGCGCGATCACTGACGGCACGGGCTCGTATGATTCCGGGCTCTCACTCGTCGACGATTGGAGCAACAATTTCCGCGGCAGCATGATCGGCATCATCGAGGGCAGCGGCGCGAGCCTGCAACCGACTGCGAGCTGGACATCCGCACGCACAAACTCTCAGATATTCGTTCGCATCGGGCTCGCTCCGCCGGAGCCGGGCATCACGGTGAAAGTCGCCGGCGTCGATGTCACAGAGAAATGGGTCTATCGCGGCGAGCTCGGATGGGAGGATCCGCTGAATGGCCGCGGCACCGGCAGCATCACGTTCGGTGATTTCGTCGGCGGATTCGTGCCGCTCGACGGGCAAACATTCGAGATCATCGACACCGGCATCACCGCATTCGCCGGCATCCTGATGGAGCCTCAGCGAGTCGAGGATGAGGGCAGCGGTTTCATTTTCTATACCTGCATTCTCGGCGATTACAACATCCTCGCGGATCGTCGATTCGTCGGCGAATCGTATGACGGGCAAGCTGTCGAGCTCGTCGTGAGCGGTGTCGTCACCGATCATATGGACGGCGAGGGCATCGTGCTCGATGGAGTCGAGGCAGGGGCCGCGATCGGCGATGCGACATTTGCAAATATACCGTGCACAGAGGCATTCAACGCGATCAGCGATGCGATCGGCCGCGCATGGTGGATCGAGAAACAGAGCAACGATGGGCCGCTGAATATGAACATGCGAGATCGCACCTCGATCTCGGCGCCGGCGGCTCTCGATGGCGATACGTGCCTGATGGGCACGGTGAGCGTCAGAGAGGATCGGCAGAAATACCGGAATGAGCAGATCGTGCGAGCTGGCACGGATGAATTTCCGATCCTCGCGGTGAGCGGAGATGTCAGTGAGCAAATGGCGCGGGCTGCCATCGAGGGCACGAGCGGCATATACACCGCGATCGTCGACAAACCTGAGATCCTGAATCCGGATGTCGCGATGGAGTATGCCGCGGATCTGCTCGAGCGATTCGCTGAGATCACGAAGGTTGTCACATGCCAAACACGCACGCCGGGATTTCATGCCGGCATGAGTGCCGTCGTCGATTTTCCTAATTACAACGTCAACAGCGAAACGATGCTCGTCGATTCTGTCACGGCACTCGTCGTGAATGAGGATGGACTCGATGTCATTTGGTACACGATCACCGCGATCAC